ATTTGCGTATCTAGGTAATTACATATAGTATTACTAATAAATCCTTGTTATGGCTGACAAATTAGTAGAAAAAAATAAACAACTAGAAGATGATAAACCTGATTATCAGGAAAAAATTACTTTTTTAGTTTCTACTGTTGCTCAAGGATTTATTTTAACTTGGTGTTTATTAGTTTTGTCTCTTGGATATGTAAAACTTCCTAATAAATTATTTGGTGTAGACATACCAGACCAACCTCGTGTGGATTCGACCTTCGCAGCAGGGCTTCTCGGTAATATTTTAGGTGGATTAGGTATAAGTGTTAATGCAGCACAAGGAGCAAAAAAGAAAAAGAAAGAAAATGAAAACGGTGTGATTGGTGACTCTGGTGGTGGCACTTCAACCATTATAATTCGTCAACCAATCGAGCTTATAACGTCAAAACCAGACGTTGTTAAAGTTGATTCTACTAAACCAAAAACATGAAAAAACTATTAGCATTACTGTTACTGTTTAGTCCTTCTGTAGCACTAGCAGACATAACGCAAAAATTTACGACATCTGCCCAGATTACTGTAGATATGCCGTATTCCGTTACGAATAAATTAGGTACGACATATTCAATATCAGGTAATAACATAACTCCTTCTGTAACTTCTGGTGGTAGCACTACCTCTGGTGCGATTGGTGGATTAAATGTAGGCAGCTTGACCGCAGGTGTGCCGGCTCTTATACAAACTGATAAAGCTATCACAACATCGGGATCTGCTTTCTCGCTTACAGAAGCGGTGACTATTGGAGATGCGACTCCAAGTGCAATTACACCATCGTCAGGCATAGCAGCATTACCTCATCTGTCGGGACAAACAACTGTAGGTTCTGGAGGAACTCTGGGGTCTGGAAGCATGACCTCATTGTCATCAGGTGTTCATACTTGTAGTGGTGCATTTGGATCTGGTTCTAGTTGCATCGGGTCTACTACTGTGCAAATTACCATTGACTAAATTTTGGCTGCTATTAATAATATTATTTCCTGTCAAAACCCTTGCAAACCCAGTAGTACCAACGTTTCGTACAGGATCTTCAAGCACAAATTCTCAGAGCCAATCTGTAGTAACAGAAAATATAGTAAGCCACCAGTTCCGCACAGGATATTCTCTGAGCGTATCAGGCACGAACATAGAAAGTGCAGATGTTAATGGCTATATTAATTCAATTCCTACGGCAGAAGCTACGCAAACAGTTAATGGAATTAACTTTTCATATACAAGTCCTACGTTGGAAGGTGTGCCTAGATGGAAAGTAGTAAATTCTGGACAGCCTTTCAGTTTGGTCGAATCAATAATTTCTCCCGGACTAGACACAATAACCACAATCAACAGGGTAATAAACACAACAACTACAACCACCGTAGAAACCACGTTTGGGCAATAGTTTTACTTTGCCTATGTCCAACAAAGGTTTTAGCAAATACAACCGTAGCAAGCCCATCTAGCAACGCACAGGGAACGGTAAATAACAATGCCACTATGATAGCTCCGCAATCTAATCCCCAATTTAGAATGTCGCAGGGTATAGTTTGTAGCTCACCTAGTCTTACCATTACACCATTCCTAACAGATTCATGGTCATTTAACCGACCTATAGAAACTGTCACTAGACAAAATATATATAACGAAGATACAGGTGCTATAAAGTATGTTCAAGAAACACCAAGGTTTGAGAAAGATAATTACAATTTAAACTACGGTATATCAGCACAGTTTAGTATTCCGCTTGGCAAAGCACCTGCACTATGTCACCAAGCTACAGAAGTAAATATAAAAAATCAAAAATTATTATATGAAAAAGGAAAATTAGAATTGGCTTTGTTTAGGTTAAAGGTATGTGGTGAACAAGCTAAGTTGGGAGTACAATTCACAGGCAAGTATGCATCTATATGCGAGGGAATTAGTGTTACTGTTCCTCCTGGTCAGGTGATCCCTCACTCTCATTCTTTAAAACCTTAGATTTACTTAGACGTTTACCTAATTGTTTTATAGCTGACTTTGCTGCCCCCTGTATCAAGGGTACAAGAGCAGCAGAACCACCGGCAACCAAGCCAATAACAGTAGTGCTAATAAGTATTTCGGAAGTACCAATAAAACTTTCTCTGAATGGTACGTCTTCCCAGATCGGATCACAAGAGCCATCTATACTTCTTTCATATTTTACCAATCTTTCAATTTTTTTATCATTTCTGTAATCTCCTTCTCTAAATGGTGCGTCCTTTGGAGGGCAAGGTTTATATTCTTCTTCTTCTTTTTTTTCATTGTTTGTTGTGTTTGTTTTAGGTGGTTCACTAGTTGGCATCTCACTTTCATTAGCAAGATTAGGCATCTCTTCTGTAATTGTTAATTGATCTGGTACATAGTTTAATGGGTTAAAACTAGGGTACGGACAATTACTAATCACACCATTAGGATCTTCTATTATTAAATTTCTATTGCCTGTATTTTTTGTATCTCTGTGGTAATAAGTGCAACCTATTACTTGTACATTTGAGTGGCTATAGTCAGGCAGATAGGTATATGGTATATGAACATCAGGTATATGTATCTCAGGTATTTCCAATTAAAATTTTAATTCTTTTTGTGTAGGTGGTGTAGGAATAGATGGCCCTGTCATGTCAGGCAATCCTTTATCCAATACATTAGGTAATAGCCCTTTTACCTCGCCAAGTATTTGATTCATAATCTTAGCTTTAAATTGTTCGCTGCGTACAAAATTGTATGTATACAAGCCTGTACCAATAATGCCAAGACTAAGCAAAGCAGATAAAATTGTAACAGCGTCTAAGATTTTTCTCATGGTTAAATTGTTAATAGTAAAAACACTTGCATTTTCTAGTGTTCTTTGTCTTTTATTAATTTTAACCTTGTCTCCTCTATATGTCATTACTGGATTAATGACAAGGCAAATGCACGAAAAAATTAAGTAATTTCTTTCCAAGAGGTAGAAGATTCATCCCATTCATAATCTTTACCATCACTTGGATAAGGTGTAGGTGCATTCCATACGCACGTTGTTTCATTTAAAACCCAACTTGCATATTTTTTTGGAGGTATAAAGGCATCTTTATCTTTATCATATGTACCACCAATTGCTGCATAATTCTTTCTTAACGGAGTACCACCTAATTGATGTACACCTTCTCTTGTATTATATGAAGTTTGTATCCATTCTCCCGGACTATCATCAATAAATGTTTTCATAAATTCTGGTTCTGCAACAATAACTCTTTCTACTGTTCCATTAACCACTTTTGCAAAATGAGCCATAATTTTTAAGTTAAATACCTAATAATAACAATACCTGATCCACCGTTAGCGCCGTTGGCATGAGCGTTGTCAGCGCTGTTGTGCCTTCCACCGCCACCACCACCGCCACCACGGTTGATTGTTCCTTCTGTAGCGGGAGTGGCTGTACTTTTTCCTCCGTTACCTGCGTTACCGCCACCAACTCCTCCACTATAATCGTCACGACTTCCACCGCCACCACCAGAACCATAAACTATGTTGCTACCACTATATGCATTAGTTATACCAGAACCACCGTCGCCACCAGAATAATTACTAGGTGTACTACCAACTGCATTTTTACCGCCACCGCCACCGCCACCAGTTCCACCAGTAGAACCACCGCCATTATTACCTTGTCCTGTTGTACCTGCACCACCGCTTAAACCATCAGATCCTCCACCACCAGAACCACCGCTTCCACCTTGTTTTGCTTCACCACCACCGTAACCACCACCAACACAACTTTGTATTGACCCAAAAGATGAATTTTGACCTTGTGATCCGTTGCTACCATTATTTAATCCACCGATTCCACCTGCACCACCGCCACCAACAGTTACTAAATGAATTCCGGCAGGTATTGTCTGGTTAGTAGCTACTACTACTCCACCACCACCACCACCACCTGCACGAGTGTTTCCACCGCCACCACCTGCACCTACAATAATGTAATCAACACCAGTTTTTGCTTGTCCTAAAACAGTAAAATTAGCAGTAGTAGTAAATGTGTGTATGGTATAACCACCAGATGTTGTTTCTGTACCTCCAGATACTGAACTTATATTTGATAAAACTTGCCATGCATTATTTCTATATTCTTCAATAGCTTCAAGATCTGTGTTATATCTAATCATTCCTTTTGCCGGACTACCTGGACGATCATTAGTATTACCTACTGGTAAATCAAAATATCCTACAGAAGTATTGTTTTGATCAGATACTGCTGACGGTGTAACAGCAGGTATACTAACTGTTTCAAACGTAGGATCTGCACCGTCGTTTGCTCTTAAAAATTTGCCATCATTGTTGCTGTCACCATGTGGTAACTTAGCTAATGTTACGGCTTCATCTTGTATGGCATTTGTGTCTACCGCATCATTAGCTAATTCACTAGCTTCTATCTGATTTGCAGGGATTTTTGCTTTTGTTATAGCGTCATCCTTAACACCATCAGTAGAAATTTTAGTTAATGGCATTTTTCTTAATCTAATAGAGCAGAAATCTGATCATCTGTTAAACCAAGTTCTTTTAGTTTTGCTTTACCAGATGCTTTGTCATTTTCTTTTTTTGTAACTGCTGCTGCTTGTGCATTTCTTTGTGCTGTTGCTGCTGCAACTTCATTGTCGTATTGCGTTTGTTCAGCAGAAGTTAAATCAGTAAGTACCCAACTTCCATCAGCTTGTAATGTTGCTTTTTTCATTAAACTTTTGCTCCTAAAACTATGTAATTAAAATTAGTTGAACTTAAAATATCACCGGCAGACCCCCAAATTTCTACACCACTATGAGATTCCGCATTTCCGTAAACAACCCCCCCATGATGTGCATGGAACGTAGCACCCTCATTAAAAGTAGCCACAATAGAACAACCAGTTTTTACGCTTGAAGCATACGGATGAAAAAATGTTAATTCAGTTAAACAATATCCACTATCAGTAGCATTCCAATAATTACCGGGGAAATCAGTTTGATTATTACTACCTTGATGGTTATATGTATCAGCGTTTATTTGTGTATGCCATATAGACCATGTATAATTAGCAGCACTTTGAGGATTATTGTCAGAAGCTTTTATAAATCTAATTCGTGTCCAATCATCTTGCCTAAAACTAAAAAGAACTTTATAAAACTTATAACTGTCAGAAAATATGTTGGTTAATTGTATACCTGCTGATGAACCCGGATTAGGGCCAACACCACCTGCTATTTTTGTCCAAGCACCTCCATCGCCCCAGGATACTGCTGACCCATCAGTAACAAGTGCTTTACCTGCATTACCAGATTGTTGAGGTATTGGATCTGCTGTACCTTTTGCTACTAAATTCCAATTTGATTGTACAGAACCACCAGATGATGGTACTTGTGAACCGGGAGTTGATACTGCAATATATGTAGAAGTAACACCAGTATCTGTGTACTCAACAAGGTCATCAACCGAGTATGCAGGGTTAGGACTATTACTCCATGTACCTCTCCAGACTTGTTTAATTTTGCCTAAATCAATAGTTGCCATGATTAAATAGTTGCGATTAGTTTACCATTTGCATTTGTGCTAAAGGTAAAACCTGTAGCTGCAAAAATCACATCTTCAAACGCATCATAATCTGTACCAGAAATATTGTCCACACCACCATTAGTTGTCGTAACTAACAAATGCCCAAAGGTATTACTTGTTGGATCTGTGTCAGTTCTAAATCCATAAATTTCTGGGGAAGATGCTTGTGCAAAACTTAACCCACCGTTTCCATCTGTTTTTAAAAATTCATCTGCATTGCCATCAGCAGAAGGTAAAGTAAATTCAACAGTAGCAGATAATGTATCAACAGGTTTAAATTTTAAAAAGTTAGCTGTTGTTCTATCTCTAAACATTAATTTACTAACAGCAGCAGATGTTCCTTGAACTGTTACACCTTCGCTACTAGCCAATAATCTTTGAATTGGTGTAGGACTTGTTTGGTCAAAAAGTGCAATAACAGCACTAGCTTGATATTGAGTTATTGTTTCAAAACTTGGTGCTGCATTATTATTAGCTCTTAAAAATTTACCGTCATTACTAGATGTACCATTTACAAAACTAGCAGGTGTTACCGTTTCATTACTTGGAGTACCAATACTAACTGTTGCTCCGATAGTAACAATAAAGAAATCAGCACCAGTTGGAGGAGCAGAACTAAATACAATTTCACTACCATCTAATGCAAATCCTTCACTAGGTTGACCTGTGCCTGCATTTGGTTTTTGAACAACACCATTAATGCTAACCAACATCTGTTGTGCAAATTGCCCTGCATTGCTAAGTGTAAATTTATATGCAGCATTATCAAATGCTCCACTACCATTACCACCTGTGCCACTAAAAGCAGAAAGTGTATTTATAAAGAAATTACCAATAGTCTGTGTTTCTTCCCATGCACTAGTAGTTGCGTTATATACAAGTAATTTTCCTAAGTTTGTATTATAAAATAAATCACCATTATCTAAATCAGTTGTTGGATTTGTTGTTCCAACTCTATATCTTTCTGCAAAAGCATTTACACCTGCTAAACCTGTAGCTACTGTATTAACATTTGCAATGTTACTACCAACGTTATTGACGTTTGTAATGTCAGTTGCAACAGTATTAACGTCAGTAATATTACTAGCAACTACTCCTATATTGTCATCGCCAACAGCAATAGTATTACCCATACCATTACCATGTACTGTGCAGTAATAACGTAATGAGCCAGGAGCATTTGTAGGTACAACAAAAGTTACATTTGCATTTGCTTGACCTGCTTGTCCGCTAGATGTTACGCCAGTTGTATATGCATTACCGCTTGCATCTTTAAAAGCTATTAAATGATTATTATTTGTACTGTCTGCTTGATTAAATATATATGTATATCCTCTTATTAAATTAAGAGTTGGTGCTTGTACACCATCTACAAAGTAATAATTAGAACCACCTACATTTTGTACTGTAATAGTAAACGTTGTTTGACCTGCTAATACCTGACCTAATGCATTTATATCAGAAATATTTTGTCCAACTAAATCTACGTTTGCAATGCTGTTTGCAACTGTATCTATCTCAGAAGTTGTTTCTTGTAAATCTGCTGCTGCTACTTCTATTTCAGATACTGTTTCATTTAAATCATCAGCTACTTTTACTACTTTAGCTATATCTGCTGCAACTGTATTCACGTTATTAATATTAGTAGCGACTGTATTAACATTAGAAATATCTGTACCAACAGCATTAACATTAGTAATTGCACCTGCAACTGTATTTGTATTAGCTAAATCACTTCCAGTAATGTTTAAAGGCAACCATGATGTTGAACCTAAATCATAAACTTTAGTTATATTTGCTGTTGTGTTGTAATACAACGCTCCATCTATAAGAGCATTACCGTCATTATCTGTAGCAGGGTCAGATGCTTTAGCACCTAAATACCTATCATCAAAAGTATCAAGTGCCAATTCTGCTGCGGTTTGTGCAGCAATAGCTGCATCTCTAGCAGTTTCCGCTAATCCTTTAGCGGTGTTAGCATTTGTTTCTGAAGTGCCGGCATTATTTGCTGCTGTATTTGCTGTATCTTTATAGCCTTCAGCAAGATCTCTAGCTGATTCTGCATCATTTTTATGTTGCAATGCATCTGCTGCTGATGATGTTGCAGATGCTTGTGCTGCGGTTGCCGTTGCTGCATCTACTATAAGATCCCAATTTGCAGAGTTTGCATTAGTTGTTAATGGTTGTGCACCGGAAGATGTATGTGCTGTATTACAAAAGAAAATATTATTTGTAGAAGTATCTTTAACCAAATCTCTAACAGCATAATCTCTACCTGCTACCCAATCACCACGGTATGTTCCCAGTTCTTTTAATACTTCAAACTCACCTAAATTATCAAAACCTAAAAC